CCTAAAGGATACGTTAAACGTGATGAAATAAATAATATTCCTTTGAGAAAAAATGCTATAAATCGTAATAGATTCAATAAAAAAAAGATACCTCAGGAAATAGATGTTATTATAATAGGTTCTGGTATTAGTGGATTAACTGCCGCGGGTTTATTATCTCGTGTGGGTAAAAAGGTTTTAGTTTTAGAACAACATTATCTTGCAGGTGGAAGTACTCATTGTTTTGAAGATAAAAAGTGGGAATTTGATACAGGAATTCATTATATTGGAAATATAAAAAGTAGGAATAAAGTTTTAAATTTAATAATGGATAAACCAATTGATTGGATTCCTCTTGGACATGACAATGATTTAATATATGATAATATAATTATAAATGATAGTGTTTATAGTTTTAAACCGGGTAAAAATAATATGATCAATTATTTGGGAGAATTATTTCCACAAGAAAAACAAAATATTATAAAATATATAAATTTAGTTCAGAGAGTTGCCAAGTTAGAATTATATTTCTTATTAAAAATAATCAAACCATTTTGGTTAGCAAAGATTCTAACTAACTTTTTATGTAAAGATTTTATATATTATTCTAATAAAAGTGAATATGAAATTCAATCAATATTTTTTAAAGATGAAAAATTAAAAGCAGTTCTTAGTGGATTATCCGTTGATGGAGGTCCACCTCCAAAAGAACAAAGTTTTTTTATTCATGCAGGTATATTAAATCATTTCATAGAAGGGGGGTACTATCCTAGAGGTGGTCCAAGTGTATTCGCAAAAAATATTATACCTATTATTGAGAAAAATGGTGGTCAGGTATTGGTAAATGCTAATGTTGAACAAATATTGGTATCAAATGGTAAAGCTATTGGTGTCCAAGTTAAGAATATGAGTATTTACGCCAAAAATATAGTAAGTAGTGTAGGTATCAAAAATACATATGTAAAATTATTATCTGAAGCAACACTATATAATAAATATTTTAATAATATTATATTAAATCACCCATCCTACTTATCTTATAATTTTTTATTTGTTGGATTAGATGGTTCAGCAAAAGAATTGGGATTGAACAGTAGTAATATTTACACTTGGGATAAAATTTCTTTTGACAAAACAGTAAAAGAATATTATAAAGACCCATTTAATATTGAAAATACAGCACCTCCTATATTTATAGCTTCGAGTAGTGCAAAAGATTTGGATTGGATAAAAAAATATCCAAATAAGAGTACAGTTTGTGTTATATCTTGGAGTAATACTGACATGTTTAATACAAAAAATAAACCTCAAAAAAGAAAAGACACAACATATACAAACAATAAAAAAAAAATAGAGCACATTTTATGGAAAGCATTATATAAATTTTACCCAAGATGTAAAAGTAAAGTATTATATTCCAGCACAAGCACCAGCGAAACTGTTAAGTATTATTTAGGTTCTTACAATGGAGAATGTTACGGTTTAGATGCAAACACATCTCGTTTTAATTATTTAAATTTAAGACCTTCGACAAATATAAAAAATTTATATTTAACAGGACAAGATATAGTTGCATCAGGATTTGGAAGTTCAATTACTTCAGGTGTTTTAACTGTTAGTGATATGTTGGGATATAATTCATTATTGGACATTATAAAAGGAAGAAATATATTAGACGATATTAAACATATATTAAAATAATAATATTAATATATACATTTCATATTAATTAAATGTTCTTATTGTAGGAAGATTTTGTATAAATCTTTTTAATAACCTGCTATTATCTCTAATACGTCATCACCAAATTTTTGTATAAATGCCTTTCCAATACCCTTGATCTTTATTAAATCTGTATTACTCCTTGGTAACTCTTTTGTTAAACTATCTAATACTTTATTTGAAAATATACAATATGCAGGTTTCTCTAAAATTTTTGACATGTCTTTTCTATATTCTGTTAATTTTTCTGATAATAATATCGTCTCATTACTAAATGATATTATTAATTTATCAATTGTATCTCTATCTATCTCTTCTGTTAGTTTAGTTTTAGGTTTAATTTTATTTTGAATTAACTTTTGTTTCGTATTATATATTTCTATTTCTGTCTCGTCAAAATCTACTATAATCCTTTTACACCCTCTTGTTAATGCAACATAATATAAATTATCTTCTTTTGATATGTCTATATCATTATATATTCGCACTATATCATTCTCCATTCCCTTATAACTGTGTATTGTATACATTTGACATTCACTCTTATCCTTATCTACTATATTATTTTCTATATTATTTATTAATTCATCTAATTCATCATATGTCATCTTAATTAAAAATGCAGGTAAATCATCTGAAAATTCACTCTTATCATCCTCTGATAAATCCGAAATTTGTAATTTTTTATGTAATCTTTTTATATAATCAATCTGTCTTGCATAATTATTTATCCATACATTCGATATTGTTTGTGCTGTTTGCAATAAATATCTCCATGATCTAAATAAATATACATAATTACCTTCTATAGTTTTATTATATTCTAATGTTGTCTGCTTCTTATTACCAGATATCATCCAACAATTATTAAATTGATCTCTTATTTTAGAACATGCCGGTTCCCCTATTCGAAATGTAGAATAAAATTCTATAATTTTAGATGTCTTTGGTAATCTTTCAAATGCATTTATACATCCCCGCCATTGATATATAGATTGTTTTTGATCTCCAACAAATATTTTTGGTATTGTTGTATCATTTAATAATATTTGTAACATTATATTATCAAAATCTTGGGCCTCATCTATAAATATCATATCATAATTTTTATCAATATAATTTTTACTTATATGATTCATATGCACTTGTTTACGAATACTATCAAATGTTTGAAATCTATCTTGTTTTATACAATTCCAAACTTTCTCTAATAATGGTTTCTTTACTCCAATTTTATTAATCGCATATTTATTTATGTCATTATATTCTGTTTGATTACAAAATTTATTAAACCACTTAGAGTAATAATTACGCACTGTATAATATTTACCTTGAAAATATTCGATCTCCTGTGATATAGTATGTGCTGTTAATATTACTATTTGTGGCTCTTTCTGATAATGATCTATATATATATTTCTCATTAATGCATCAAATGTACTCGGATATAAATTATTTATTTTTTGTTCATTTATTTTTGTTCTAATATCACAAATTAAACTCTTATTAAATGCAAGATATAATATTTTCTTTTTCTTATGTTTCATTGCTAAATCTAATAAAGTTGTTGTTTTACCACTTCCTGCAACAGACTTTATTGCCATTATTTCATTCTTCTTAAATTTATATTTTGATACATATTTTCTATATATTCTGTCTAATTTTAACATTGACCTTTTACACCTTCCATATATTATCGGAATTGTTTTAATTTCTTCCTTATCAGATAATTCTCCTTCTGATGGTTCAATTATTTTACAAAACCATGCCTTTATTATTTTATTATTCTCTATTTCTATCTTAAATTCTTTTTTATTCCTTAATAATAATTTTTGTTTATATTTTGTTATAAGATATATTTTATCATGCTCTTCAATTTTATTTAATACTTCCTTCTCAGGTATCTCACATACTGCAAATTTACATGCAATTACTTTTCTAATATATATATCTTTCCCAATATTAATACTATTCATTATTAATATTTATTTATCAATATTTTATATTTTTTATATTTTTCATTTTTTATATTTATAATCATATATCCCCCATTTAAAGATTTTGTGTCTCTGTAATTCCTTCTCAGCTATAGTTTGTATATAATATTACTTAAATACAATATACTTTTTACTATTAAATGAGTAATTTTATTAAAATTGTTAGAAATTATGAAAACATCTGCAAAATAGGTAAGGAAATTATTAATCATAAAGATTTAATTAAACATGTTGCACCAACTAATTTGGATAAAGAATTCCATAAACAAGATAATAGAATTCAAGAATTTGTTAAATTAACTAAAAGTACACATGAAGATTGGCATAAAAATACCAACTCTATTAATGAATATTGGACTGGTTGGTCATAAATAATATTTTTATATTTTTTTATTATCATATTATATAATAAAAAATCTTATAATTATTTAATCAACGCGACCAATATGTACTTCAATGCTTCTCTCATTACATTCAAATTTTTTACTTACATATTCTGTTTGTGCAAAATGTATTGGATTAAATATCATCACATTTGGATCATTCTCCCAATATACTAATATTTTTACATCTTTATCATGTGATTTATTAAGTCCTGCTATTGCCAAATTTCTAATTTGATCCTCTGATGGTGGCCATTCAGTTTCATCATTCTTATTTTCATCATTTAATATTATTTCCTCTTCTGCCATTTACAATTATATGTTTTTATCTCTTTAAATCCAAAATATTTAATACTTAAAGTATATTATATATACAATAACATAATATGTTTTCCTTTTTCAAAAAAAAAAACAAAAACAAAAAAATAAATTATAAAAAAATAAATTATAAATTAAATTTCAAACCTGTTAAAGTTACATTTACACCATATGGTCAAGATTTTCCAGATACAAATTTTAAACCTAAATATTCTTATACATATAAAGGTGTGCCTGGTGGATTTTATGTTTAATCCATTTTCTTATATGCATTTTTTATTTCATTCTTTAGTTTATTATAATTCTTTTCTGTTTTATGTTTCTCTTCCAATTTTATATATTTATTTTCCTCTTTATTTAAAATTATTACATCTAATATTTTTTTATTTTTTGATTTGTCATTATAAAATAATTTTGTATATACTTCTTCATTATCATTATGTGTATTTATAAAACTTTCAATATTATTTTTATTATATATATAACATAATGGTGGATTATGCATTACCATATTTGTATTCTTTAAATCTAAAATTATTCCACAATTTTCATATTCATATGTTAACATATTTATTATATTCATTATTTTAATCAAATTTTTTATTTCTAAAAATATAAAATTTGTTTTATCTTCTTTTTCTATTTTCTTTATTTCTTTATTAAATGTTTTATATAATGATACTTCTTTATTCACAAATTTTATATCATTATCTATTTTTAATTTTTTTAATATATCTTTTAATAACACTTTTACTTCTTTGTTATCATTTTTATTATTATTTACTATTACCATATTTAGTTTACAATCTGAATTTTTATTTTTATAATATTTTAAATTATATATTAATTCTCTGCTATACCTTTCATATTTTAACTCTTTCAATATTTCTTTTTTTGTAAAATCTATTTCTCCCTTTTTTATTAATGCATAACAATTCCTCTCTATATCTAAATATTTATAGTTATTATTTATTATTTGTTCCATTACTGCTCTTTTTACACCCTCGTAATGATAAAAATCATCACCAACTAATGGTACATCAGGAAAATATCTATTTATATTCTTTAAGTTGATTATAACACTTTCATATGAATGATCCATATCTAAATAAATTAAATCTGGTTTTATTCCCAGTTCATATAATAACTTTATTGCTTCGTTACCATCCATCCTTACTGGTATAATTTTATTTCTGTATTCCCATAAATTTATTATAAATTGTTTATATAATAATTCACTTTCTTTATTTTTGTATTCTTTCCCTATACTTATATCACCCCTCCAGTGATCTACACATATTACAACAGAATCTTCAGTAATATATTTTGAGGAAAAAAATGCAGATCTACCCATCCATGTTCCCAATTCTAATATTATTGATTCCTTTTTATTACAAAATTTTTTTATGTATTTTAATAACATTGTCTGATTATCTTCACTAAACCAATTTTGTCTAAAATTTTGTTTTATTTTAGGTTTATTTGTATCAAATTTAAATTTATCTTTCAAATTATTAATTTGATTTTTTTTTATCATATATTATATCTTCTTTTTTATTTTTATTAAATTATTTTTAATTTAATAAATTATTATATTAATTTTATATTATTACATATATTTTACAATTTATTACATTTTTTACCAACTTTACTTGTACATTTAATTTCATTTTTATTTTTATTTTCTATTTTTTTACTATTATTATATATGAATGTTCTAAATGGTAATTCTTTATAATCAAATGCTTTTTCTTGATAAATAAAATCATTATATATTTCAATTACTTCACCAGTACTTTCACTAAGATATGATATAATATTATTTAATTCTATATCTTTTTGATAATAATATGAATATGTTTCTGTACTTAAACTAGATATATTATTACTAATTAACAAATTATCATATTCATCATAACCTTTGGTTTTAATTGTATTTAAAAAATCATACATATAATCACTAATTTTAATTTTTCTATTTTCTTCTGCTAATTCTTTTATATAATTACTGTCACTTTTAGTAATCCCAAATACAGGTATAATAACATTATCCCATTCTAATCCTAATCTAGAAAGAGAATCAACAGTTGTATTTGTAGTAAACCCGAATTCGCCAATAATGTCATCATTTTTTTCATATAAAACTGCTTTTATACCTAATTCTTTTACATAAAAAATTTCATCATTATTAAATCTATTATCTATTAAGATAATGTTATCTCTGATTTTATCTCTTAAATCTTTTTCAAGTATACACCAAGGTTGTGAATTATCTATTGCTTCACCATTATCAGTTGTATTACCTATTGCAACACTGAATTGGGTCAAATTACTAAATTGGAATTCTAATTCTAAATCAACTTCTTGACCCTCTTCTATTATTTTAAACCATTTTCCATCTATAATATCATCATTATAACCGCTATCATTTGTTAAATCTATAATATTATGTTCTTGGTTACTAAAAATACTTAATATTGAATTACCATTTTGTGATACATAACCAAATGAATTATTTGTACTTTGAATAAAATAATCCATTTTTTTATTACTAACTTCAAATAAATTTGTTAATCCAAGTGTATCCTCATAATTTGAACCTGTTTCTTTATCATATTGTTGTAATTTAATTTTATATAAATTTGTTTCACTATTATAATATTGATTCATATCAAAAAATGGTAGATTTAATATACTAATATCTTTTGATTCATATTGTGATTCAAATAACTTAAATAGATTAACTGCATAAATTTTACTATTTCTATCATCTATTAATTTTTTTGAATATTTTAAAATAGTGGCTACATCATTATTATTAGAATTATATAGATTATTAATATATGATAAATAAGATGTTTTTGATCCGATTGTCATAGCATATGCTTTCTTCTGGTGATTAATAATTAATGATGATGATGATTTACTATTAAAATAACCATATAATTCTAAAATTATACCAGTATTAGTAATTAATACATCATCTAATGTTTCGGAATTATAACCTGTTGATTTAGTACTTTTATTCTCAATTATTTCAGTATATTCATCATCCTCATCTGTATTATTGTCTTTTAATACAATTATATCTAATGCTGTATTATGAAATTCATATGTATAAGTTTTATTTGTTGTACTATCCTTAAATGTTGCAGTTGAAAAATCATAATCATTATCTTTGATTTTTCTTTTAAATTCTTCTTCATACTTTTTATTTGTATCAAAATAAAAAAGTGAATGCAATGTACATATCAAGTATTTCTTATTTTTATATTTAACTTTTGAAAAATTTATATTATTATAATATTTATATTTATTATAATTTTCATAATTATTTTTAAATTTATAATAAATTTCTGTATCAATTGTTTTTGGATTTTCTGTAAATATCATTTCATTATTTAGATCTTCTTTTATTTTTATATAATTATCATTTGGATCTTTTTCATATATATAACCATCTACTCTAAATTCATTGCGATATATTAATGTTAAATCATCTATTGAACTAGTATAATTTAAAAAAACTGTATAATATTGTTTTCCATTTTCATATTTATCCTTTGATAATTTAATCCATTTTATTTGGTCTTCTTTTAATTCTAGATTATCTTCGGTATCACTCCCCTCAAAATTTGGGTTTCTTATGTATCTTAAATTTAAAGATGCTCTAATGTATACATCCTCTAAAACAGTATTGAGATTAACCACATCAATATATATTCTTATTTTTTGTGAATTAAGAGTACCTGTAAATGGATTTATATCATTTCCATTAGTGTATTTAAAATCATTTTCATATTTTTTTAATAATAACTTCCCATACTCTTTATTCGAAACATTTTCTCTATTAATTTCATATGCCTTACTTTCTTCTGTTATGAAAAAATCATTTATATCATGTTTATGAATATCTTTTAATTGACCAAATATATCAATTAGTGACATTTTATCATTAATTAGAAACCATTCTATTTTATTATTATTTGTATCTGAAGTATAACCATTCCAATTCCAGTACCCAAAATAATTAGATAATACATAATCTTGATTTAAACCTAACGTTATATTTAGCATTGTATATTTATTACCTAAATTATATTTCCACATACTTCTAACATAACCTATTACAATTTCTTCTTCAATTATATCATTATTGGAAATTACTTGGTGTAATTCTGTACCGATAGTTACAGTTTTGGCTAAATCATTTGGAATAACTAAATTCCTAATATCTAAATAATTACCGCGTTCTTTATATTCATATTCTACTCTTACATTTAATTGTTTATAATTTGATCTTTGTTTTAATACTATCGTATTACTATCACCGTATTCTGGTGATTTACTATTATCACCATTTAACCATTTTTTTAAAAAAAACAAATCTTTATTTACAAAGTCTAGTCTACTTGCTTGTTCTTTAAAAATTGTATATGCATAATCTGTATTTTGATTTTTTTTATTCATCTTATTATATATATATATATATAATATATTATCTGTTATATTAAACATATAATAAATTACTTTTTTGTCTTTTTCTTATATAGAATATTTGTCCAACCATTATTTATTCCATGACCATTTAAATGATCCATTGTTGGTTGTGCAGGTGTTGAACCCCATCCATCTGTTCCGCTACTTGTTTCTATTTTTGCTCTTCTACATTTATCAAGTCTAACATATTTGTTATATAATTCTTTTCTTGTTTTATTATTATCTTTTTTTCTAAATTTTTTTAAGGATTGCATATATTCCTTATAATATCTTTCACAATTTATGTAACATATTTTTGATTTACACTTTTTACCTAATTCATTTGATACTTTTTCACATATTTTACTAACTCTTTTACATTTACTTATCTTTATTTGTAATCTATTTAATCTTTTTAACATTTCTTGTGTCGGACTTTTTTGATATTCAGATAACATTTTTAAATATTTATCATAATATTCATCACATTTATTTAATTTAATTCTATCTTTACATCTACAATCTTTACATTTTTTCGATTTTGGACTTGGACTTGGTAGACTATAACCTTCATGAGGAACACCATTACATTTTGTAATACATTTATTCCATTCATTTTTATTTTGTGTTTTTTTAAAATTTTCATCACATTTATCATAACATTGACTTAGTGTATCATAAGAAAGTGTATCATAAGAATTTGTATTTATGAATTCTATATTACTATATATTGATGATATTAAATCACCATCCTGATTTAGATTATTATCTTCTTTCTTTTTTTCTTTTGAATTTCTTTTACAACATAAATCACAACCTACTTCATAACATATTGTATCCATTGCATGGCCTTTTGTTCTCATATATTATAATATAACATAATAATTATGTTATGCTGAAATTGGTTTAATAAATCGCGGATTAGAACACATCAGTATGATGTCTTTTCCAAATTCTGTATTATCCCTCATTTCACTGCGAATGTTCCCAATTACAAAACTCTCTTTTCTGCACATTGGGCAATCAACACTATGGTTCAGATCTTCAACAAATGAGGGTGGTTGTTCTTCAAGACGATTCATCCTATATATAAGATATCCAAGCAATTGTTTCAGATATCCAATTAGTCCGACCACATGTCCACATGGTAGTACTACAACTCGTTTTGATTCTATTATATCTTCACAACTGTATACATCGATTCCTTCCATTTGTGATTTTATCCATTCCTTCCAGTCATCCTTTTCTTTTGGACATGAAACTTCAATTCTATTTATTAGTATTGTTCTATTCCAGTTTATATATAATCTATCTAGATACTCTTCATTATTCATCAATGCTATATCATTTGATATATTATGATATTCTTTACAAAATCTTATTAACTGATAACTTCTACCTTTCAATAATTCTCCTCTAAGAACAACTTCATCTTCCTCGTTAATTGCTCTAATAATTCTTAAAGGACACTTATCTGTATCAATAATCTGCAATCCTTTGCCATAAATTTTTGATTTATGTATCTCTGATTTTGCATATTCTATTAATCCTCTCATTGAAAAAAAATTAATATGTTGCATTACAATATCATTAAATCCATATGTATTCTTTGTTGTTATCAAAGCCCTATGTGTCGCAGATATGTTTTGCATATGTGCAACACCTACCTTAATTGATATGTCTAGTAAAATTTCAATTGGTATCAGTAGACCAAGTTCGGAACAATACTGATTACTTGGGTTTAGAGATATCTTATAGCTATAAATATGACTAATTCTCTGCAATCTTATCAGCTCTGAATCAGCACAAAATGATGATTTATTTTCTAAACTAATCTTATCAGAAATTGTTTCTATATATTTCATCAAATAATTAAAATTGTTATTACACATATTCAAATCAATGTCCGATAGTGGATTACCCACTTCATCTACAAATTTAAAAAAAGGATTAGTGTGCCCGGGTGCATGCTTATTAACAAACAGTCTCATTGCGGTAGTACCTTTGCATTGTGTTTGGATACCACATTTACACACACATACTCTCATTATTCTATTAATAATATTAATAAAAAATTTATTATGCTCACCATGTACACTACTTACTTTCTCTTCTTCTTCTTCATTATATGTTTGGGTAGAACAATCCTTAAGTGTCGGTCTTGCCGATATCTCTTGAATTTTACTTCCAACCAATTCCATATTAAAATTCAGACCTTGTAATGCTTTTTCCATTGTTAAAGCCATTTTTGTACATGCTTGATCAACTTTACTCTGTCTATTTTTGTAAAATTTCTTTACAAATATACCATTTCTTAAAGAATTAGTCTCTGGCTTAACAACAGAAGCAGCGGCAGAAGAAGCAGCGGCAGAAGAAGCAGCGGCAGCGCCGCTATGACAACTTTTTGTTTGTTTTTTGTTGTAACTACTCATATTATTAAAGTAGCTCTCTAATATTGATAATTAAATATTTATCAATATTATTATTATTTAATCATTTTTTATATTTCTTTCTTTTGTCTCTGGTGAATACAACAATATTTGATAATAAAACTTTCCATCTAATTGGTATGCCCTTAGGCTTTACTAGACTTTCTATAATATATATTCCATTCTTATAATCATTATTGAATAACCAACCACCTTTATGATATGTGTCTTTTGTCTTGTCTAAATACTTTATTCTTGACCTTAATTTAAGTCTCTTCAGTCCAGATACTGTTTTAACCATTCTATAATTCTCTAAATCTTTCTTTATATAATCCATATCTTGGTTTTTCTTCTTATCTTTTTTAATATCACCCATCAACTATATTTTATATAAATATTATTTTTCGTTCTTTAATACCTCGTTTATAAATTCCTTAAATAGTTGATTTTTGTATTTAGGTTTTGAAATTTTTCCTATATGTTCCTGATTTAATATAAATATATTAACATCATTGTAATTTTTAATCGTATTATATTTACAATATATATTCCTTATATTATTACATAAAATGTTTTTAATATTTGCACCACCATAATCCATTACCCATTTATTATTATACCTATATTTATATAATCTTGAATTTATTACCATAATTGGCATATTATCTTTGTTTCTTAAGTAATATTTCTTCAGTATTTTACAATCATAATATACATCATGATACTTTAATGATTTTAATATTTCTTTCTTTTTTATATCTATAAATTCACTGTTAAAATCTATTATTTCAACACTATTGTTTTCATTTTTGTTCTTTAAGTCACATTTAAGTATATTCATCTCTTTTCTAAGTAATTTTAACTGATCTATTATCATCTCCTGATTTCTTATAAATTTTTCAATAGACATAATTATATTTACTCTATTACCTATTTATAAATACATTTTTAAAAATCAATTTTATAAAAAATAATATATACAAATTATATATACAAATTATATAGATAATGACCAAATCACCATATATAGTTTTAATTAATGAACAATATTCTAATAATAAAAAATCTAATAGTAAAAAATCTAATAATGATTATCATTTATCACCAACTTCTGGTTATGAACCAAAATATGATCCTAAAAAATGGAATGATAATTTTAACATTAAAAATAGTCATAATTGTTACGCATATGTTTTAAATAGATCTGCCCATAAAATGAAAAATAAACCTCAACCAGGTTATTTCTCTAACTTTCCATCTCTTAAACAAACTGATTATAATTGTCAATCATTCTATATTCGTCTTAAAAAAGATATACCCAGTTTATATCTTGTCCCATTTAATCAAAAATGTAAAAAAGGATTTTATAAAGGTTTCATTGCTATAGACACAAAAGATGAAGACCAAGATTACCATTTTTATAGACAGGATGACAATGGATATTGGTCTCATAAACCAGGTAGACAAAATGTCATTAATTATGACGCAGATAAAAAATTAATTTCTAATCCTGTTAAAGCTAATAGAAATTATATTAATTTTAATTACTCTACACCTTGTTTCTTTTTCTGTATTAATAATAAACTTTCTAGTATAAAATCTAAGTAAAAAAATCTTGGTATTTATTATGGAATCAATTAATTCTATATATAACATATCTGAAATAAATATTGGCCATGGTTCTTTTTCAAATGTTTATTTAGGCACTAATAAAATATTTGGATTTGATGTTGCTATGAAAAAAATAAATAAAAAAAAAATTAATTCATTACAAAAAAATTTTAAGAATGATATAGAAATTATGAAAAAATTAAATCATCCTCATATTGTTAAAACATTTGATATTTTAGAAGATCATAATTATATATTTATTGCTCTTGAATATTGCAAAAATGGTACATTACATTCCTTTTTAGATAAACGACCACTTAAAGAACAACATGTCATTCAATATTTCTCTCAAATTATATCAGCTTTAAAATATTTATATAATTTAAAAATTCTTCATAGAGATTTAAAACCTCAAAATATATTACTTGATTCTAACAATAGTATAAAATTAACTGACTTTGATTTTGCTAAAATTACTAATGATGATAATTTGTTTAAAACTATTTGTGGAACACCTCTTTATATGGCGCCTGAAATAATAAAGTATAAAAAATATAATAATAAATCTGATTTATGGTCATTGGGTGTTATATTATTTCAAATGATAACTGGTAAACACCCATATAAAGCAAAAACACATTTTGAATTAGTAAAAAAAATAGAATCTGATCATATTATTATTCCCAAAAAATTTAATATTTCAAAAGAATGTTTTAACTTAATTCATTCTCTTTTACAAAAAGAAGAAAAATATAGATTAGATTGGGAAGAATTATTTACTCATCCTTGGATTTTATCTTCAAATTATTTTATAGACTATTCTAAAAATAATTTAATTAATGATGTCATAAAAGATGTCATAGAAGATGTCATAGAAGATGTTAAAAATATAAATACTTGTGATAAATTAAATTTATCCGATATTGAAAATAGTTTTAATGATTTAAACTTTGAAGATTTATTTGAATCAAATTCTGGTGATTCATATAATTCTAATATTAATACAACCAAAAATTTTAGAAATAATTCAACAAATCAAAATATTATTATTCAAAATAAATCAAAACCAATATCAATTATAAATAATTATTGCTTTGACAAAAATGACAAAAATTCACATTCAAATATGTTTAACACCCCTATTAATAGAACCCCCAATTTATCTGATGGATTTATTCTTATTAATACACCTATCCAAAATAAACACATTAGTAAATCTAAATTAGGAAATACACTCTTTAATTATATGGATGATTCATTTAATTTTCTAAAAAGTTTTTTTATTAAATAATTATATTACTGTGTTTTTATTTTTTTATAATATTCCATTAATTTATATCTTTGATCACTACCTCTTGGATGTTTCATCATCTCTTTCTTAACTAAATCCACTGCTTTAGTTAAATTGTCACCCATATTATTTCGCTTCTGATTTTCAGGTTTTATTTCATTTTTAATATTAATATTTTTTTTATTACTTCTTAAGTCCGGTAATCTCTTTTTTTCCTCTATTTCATATAATTCCTTAAAATATTCCTTCTTATTAAATATATTTGCTATTTCTTTTGTATTTTCTATATATACTTTTTCTAATGATATATAATATCCAATTATATACTTAAATATCTTTTTTCTAAGTTTTACATCATCTATTTTAATTCTTAATAATGTCAACTTATATTTGTTCGTATATTTATCTACCAATGATAACATTGTTATAAATTTAATATAAAGAGATTCATTTATTATTTTTGTAAAGTTTATATCTTGTTTTTTAGTTTTAATATCTTTAATCTTGGCATTTTTTTTTAATACATCAGTTTTAATTAAAAATCTTAATAGAATATATTTATCTTTATCTTTATTTATATTTATATTGTTTGTCAGTATATCTTCTAATGTACTATTTGTTGTACTATTTGTTGTATTCTTTATTAATTCCTTAATTGGTGATTCAATTTTTTTTTTATATATTGAATATTTCTTTACAATATCATCAGAAAGATCAAAATAATCTTGTAATTCTTTATATACTACCCGTTTTGTTATAAAATTATTTCCATAATTTATTATATCTACCCACTCTTCTTCATTTGATTTTGAAAAACTATTATTATTATTAATTTTTTCATTTAAGTATTCTATTAACTTGTCTGAGTCTTTTATATCTGTATTGCTATCATTAAATTCTAATTCTTTCTCAAAAAATAAATTTTTTTTTGATATCATTTTAATTATATTTTTTCTATAACACTCTTGAATCTTTTCTTCTATTTTTGATGTATTTGTATTTAATTTTTCATTATATGAATCATATTTTTTTTTAAATTTATTATATATATCTATAATATTCATTGGTTCTAATTTATATTCCTGTTTGGGTCTTTGTTTTTCTAATTTTGAGGTTTCCAGTGGGTTCTGCAAACCCTTCGGGTTCTGCTGACCCTGTTGTCTCTGCTGACCCTGTTGTTTCTGCTGATCCTGTTTTT